TGTCGCCCTGCGTGGCGTCGATCAGCTGCCCGCTGCGCGACTCGCAGCGCTTGCGATCATTGGCGAGCGCGGTGCGCTGCTCAGCAAGCCCTTGGCTGTTCACCCCTACATACTTGGCATCACCCTGTAATTCTAGATCGATACGTGCGCCCGCACCCGTGCGGAGGGGCTCATCCGCACCGTCTTCACCCGGTAGCGTATTGCGTTGCCGAGCACCAATTACGACCAGCGTATCCTGACCCTGCATAAACAGGTTCTGTCGATAATCTGCCTCGCCTCGGTAGACCGTGAAACACTGACGGCATAGACTGATCAATGGAGGTTCATCGGGTTCTGGCGAGATATCCTTCGTATTGATAAACTTAAAGGGAATCCTTGATAGCGTCTGACCTCGTAGCATAGGCGGGAACATCTTAGACTCGTCATAGGTGAGGTTCCCCGCGCCCGCGCCAGTGTTCTGGAAAAGACCCTGCGTATAGGTTGCCTCACCGTTTGCTTCATTCAGACCGATGCTACCGAGCTGGAGTACGCGGTAGCGCTCAACTGTCTCCCATTCGAAGTTGGTGTTACGTTTGATACCAGACTCGTCTAGAACAACAAGGTTGAGCGCTTCGCGTTGCGCACCGTCATCGATATCATCCTCGTTATCGCCGTTACTCGTCTGGTCGTCCCAGTTGATAATTGATTCGGCTACATAGAGGGCGATAAACGGAAGTGGATTAGTTGGATCAGGTCTCCTGGGTAAATCAAGAAGGATACCGACTCGCCCTGTGGTCAGCTGCTCTAGGTTGATTCGTTGTAGCAGGATCTCGAGTGGCTCGCCAAGGGGGGTAGCGTTGTCCCGAAGAGGTTCCATCTCGTCGGGAAGTTCAATGACAGGAGATTTATTATGCAGTGCGCCCATGAAGTATTCGAGCGCGTCCTTCACATACTCAGGGAACACCGCCCGCAGCTTATAGGCGTCATATGCGGCTTGGCCGAGATTCTTTCCATCGAGGCGCATGGAGTTGCCACCAACGCCTCCGCCGTTACCCCCGGCCGGGTCGTATGTGAGAGCATTGGAACCGCTGTTCAAACCGTCGAGAATCATACCCGCCGTCGGAGGAAGATAGACTTGCCCCTTCGCCTTGACAGCACGCTCGCCCTTCGCAGCATCACGGAGCTGATCCCAATCGGGTTTATGCTCAGCGTACTGTGGATGAACGGAGTTAAGTGCCATATAGATCCTCTAGATGATGGTCTAAGCATTGGTAACACTAGTCGCCGACGGACGCAAGTATCAAAAATGGCCTGTTGTTTTCCCTGCCTTCGTAAGCGACTCGCCGACAGGCCAATGCACGTCAATGAAATAGCCAATCGCGGTCGTTATGTGTTGATATTTATTTTTCTGGTCCTCCTGAAAGGTCGATCCTTCCTGAAGCTGTACTGTCGCCAGACCTTTATGACTCCAAGGTGCAGTCACCGGGTTCACGAAGAGCGTCGTCTCATCGGCCGCGTTTCGGATCTTAGCACGCACTGCGTTCTGACGGTCACGAATGCTTGGGTGAGATGGACGAACGCGACGGCGAAACTTCCAGCCGTTAAGACGTAGTACGTCTTCGATCTCAACATAATCAGACTTATGACCGTGCTTTTCCCCTGATCGTCCAGCTGGGTCCCCATAGATATTGACTAACTTATTCTTGTGGTCTTTGAACTTATCCACAAATTCTTCGGCAGACTGACGTGATACAGCGCTCTCAAGAACAATCTCATCAACAATATGGGGTATGCCGTTGATAACCACAGCGATTGCAGACGAGAGCGGCGTGAAGTTTTGGTCGTGCATCCAGAAGATTTCGTCATTGGGCTGGAGAGTACGATTTGTATAGTTCCGTCCACCTATACGACCGTCATAATCCTCGTAGATACGACCACTTGCCGTCTCAAATGTGGCAGCGTATTCCTGGTTGTACTGCTTCCTCGACATCGTCCGTTTCGCGGATGCGATGACGTCATCAGGTAGGATCTCCTCGGACTTCCAGTGGAACAACTCATAGTCCGGATCTCCACTGGTTCGTGCGTACTCAGCCATCTCATAATAATGGTTGAGACCATCTGGTACACCGATGAACCAGCACCATGCACGATAATCCGGACGGGTCGGGTTAAAGGTATTAAGCGCGGGCATGATATTTGCTTCAAGCGCTTCGGGTTTGATATCTGCAATTTCGTCGATGACACCACCAGTCCAGTTGATACCTTCAATACGCTGGGGCTGGTCCAGGCCGATAATATGGATCTCGGTCCCGTTTGGGAGGTAAATGATTAGTGCAGATTCAGACGGTTTACGGATATGTAAGACGCTTAGCGTGAGCATCTTAAGATCATCCCACCAGATCTTTTTTGCCTGATTATAGGTCGGGGCAGCCGCGAAATATTTCTCGTTCGGGTTCTCCATCGCCTGATTTGCAAGGAAGCGCTTAGCACGCTCTGTCTTTCCCGACCGTCGACCTGCTGGTACAATAGGGAAGCGCACACCCCGTCCAACTGCCCCCATTAGTGACAGCTGAACAGGGTGATCGATTAATTTATACCAGCGTGCTTTTTGTCGTTCAAGGATTAGTCTACTCACGGATGTTGGCTCTGACTGAATTCCTTCAGGGCATCAACAAGCGTCGCGACCTGCGCTTCTGCACCGTCCTCGTTCTTCTTAGTATAGCCCTGCGCTTCCATGTATTGCTTTGTCGCCATGGTACGCGATGCAGGAGTACCATTGAAGGACAACCAACGAAGATTCGCCAACATCTCTGCCCTGTCCGCGTCAGATGGGTCGTTCGCCTGTGATTGAAGGTAGGCCAACTTCCGTAGTACGTAACCGTCATTCATGAATGTCTTGGCTTGATCCGGAGCAAAGGCGGCCAGGAAGCCCATTCGAATGCACGCCCGATAAGGGTCGTTGTCCTTCAGGTATTCTGTCACAAAGAAGTCACGAACCGCAATTTCCCGCGCGCTGAGCTGGAACGGTTCCATCTTCTGTGGGTCAAGCGAGGAGTCAGCACTCATCTGGTTCAGTACTCCGTAATCGAACTAGACATCATGGTCAATATAGCAGATTCAGATCGACTACAGCAAGGATTTCCGTTATCAGTTAAAATTGACCTCCTTCGTTGAACATCTAGACGCCGCAGCTAGTCTAGGACGGTACCCTTAGTCACCTGTAGGTGCTTTATACGTTCGAGAAAAGCCTTGGCATCACGTTCTACATTGACACGGTCATTTTCATTGGTCGCAAACAAGATCGCGGATAAGTGATCGATCGCCTGTTGAAAATGGCAGAAGTGAGTTTCCATTGCACGAAGGGATTTAACCTCCTCGCGTAACCCAATCATCTCAGAACGTGCTTGCGCAACTTCATTCCTAGCACTATTCAACAGCTCTAGTGCCAGCCCGTTACGCTGAGCGTCAATTTTCTCGGCATGATCAAGTTTCATCTTCCGTATGTCCATACGATAAATGAACGCCTGACCAACCCATGTGACAAGCGCCGTGACCGCTACCCACGGCGCAACGCCTAAAAACTCATTCATGTCCACAATATCCTTTAGGTACCTCAAGGCCGAGGTTAACAGCCCAGAGGCAGACTCGAGCATTCTGTGCCCATCCTTTCCGTCCCCAAATCAAGATTTCATCGTGCCACGTATCTTCAGCTTGTCGTCCTACCACTCCTGGCTGAAGAGCTTCGATGGGGTATGGAGGTTCGGGGTCGACTTTGAGATCAATTACAGGCGGGAATTGTAGATACGTCTCGACCCTGTTGCTGCAAGATGACACAGCCCCGCTTAATACGCACGTCATCAGGATTTTTAGCGTTACGGATCGCATCTTCAATCTCCTGTTGCTGTAGTTGGAGCTGAGTGGCATCTTCTAATCGTGTTTGCGAGGCGTCTTCGTTTGCTTTGCCAACCCTAGTCTTGACATCAATCTCGCGCCGCTGTTGCCCGATCACCTCGTCTTTCTTTCCATCCGAACGGCCGGTGCAATAGGTAAGGAGCAGGACCAGCCCAAGGATGACGACACCGGCGGCAATGTAGGGCCACTTCGTATTCAAGAATCTTCCGAGGGCGAACCAGCTAGGCATCGTTTAGATCCTTATCAATGGTCTTGGGGTTATTAGACCTATCGTCATTTTTCGCGGTAGAGCCGAAATAGTATCCGAA